TCGGGCACTGCGGCGGCGTCAGCGTAGCCCGCCACGTAGCGAACCTTGACCGCGTTGGGCTGTTCCCGCGTTGTGGGCCACACCGTGCCGTAGGCGGGCAGGATGTAGGCGAATCCGAAGTCATCCCCCGCGTCGAGCGTGATGCCCGTGGCGGTTACGTCATAGGCGATTTCAGCGCCGGTAGCGTCGATGTATTTGATGCTTGTGACAGACGCTGCCGGGATGCGGGTTAGCTCGATGGAGGTTTGAAATTCGTCCAGCGACAACTCCCATGTCTGCGGCATGATGGCGCGCCCGGTGTGCTGCTCCGCTACGTCCGTGGCCGCCGAGATCATGGCGGTGATGAGCGTGTCCTCGTCGGTGGAGTCCACCCGCAGATGCGCCTTGGCCTCGGCCAGTGTGACCGGGTAGGTGCTGGGTGCTGTGATTAGGCGTAGGCTCATGGAGTCCCCAAAATTGGTAAAGGCTCAGGAATCACGCCATCGCAAAACGCCTGGCATTCAGCCAGCGTAGGCGGTGTCAAGTCTTTCCAGCGCACCGCGTAGTCAGCTTCAACTGCCAAGTGCAGCAGCGCAGGGTCAGCCAGCATTGCAATGGCCTGCGCTTTGAATGTGCTGGTACACGGGGTTGTCATGCTGATCGTGTCGCCGTAGACCGGCAAGCCTTTAGCGTCTGTGCTGGTCACTTTGGTCACGAAAGACCTTTCGCCACCAACGTCAGGGTCTAAAGCTCTACCAATGCGCGAAGCAATGTCAGCCAGCGACACGGGCAGCTTGATCGTCATGGTGTTGTCGTAGCTCATTGGGCATCCTTGTGTTCAGGGCAGTCGCCGCAGCGCCCGGTGTTTGCCGTTGCCATCAGTACTCCGCAGACCCCTGTTAAGAGGCCGAGCGAGTAGGCTAGGAAGTGGGTTAGGTATGTCATATCGTGACACCTGATAGGTTTCCAACTAGGCGCTCAAAGGTGAGCAGGTCAGCGTCTGGAACGGTGCCTTTGATGGCGATGATTGGGCCGATTGCGCCATTCATGTTATCGCCACCCCATGCCATTCCTATAAATGCAGTTGTCATTGTTGGATTGGAAATTACAGTGCTTGACGTTCCAAATTGAACCCCGTTAAGACGACCAACAGCCACCCCTGAATTTCGTTTTGCAGTAATTACCGACTGAATTCCTATGATGCTTGATGGGGTCAACAAGTTCACAGAGGCTGTGCCGTCTGTCCAAGTTAGGCCACCTTTACCCGATGGGCTATCAATCCTGATCGCAGCGGCTGTAACCCCTCCACCGATCTGAGATGGTGAAAACGCAGCGTAATACCCTGCTGCTGAGTTGAACTTCACACCAGCAATCACACAATGGTCATCGCTCATCTGAAATAGCGGCCCACTCAACCCAAGCGAGTCGTCTACACCGTCGAACTGCCAGTAATAGTGACCGCCTGCATCTTGGCGCAGGATTGGCTTCGATGGCGTCGTACTCTGACTTGCGTGGATGCCGGTGATCTCGCGGACGCTGATGTTGTCTGCGTACATCGTTCCGCTTGAGACAGTGTTATCTGTCTGTGGCCCGATGTAAGTTGTAGTTGTGGTTGCTACAAAGGTAAAAGAAACTGTTGCATTAGAAGTTGATACCGTAGCTAAAGCGGAATACTGAAGTCCTTGGGATGAAGTCCCGACCATCATCCACCCAAGCATGGCAGTGCCAAGTCTGATATTTGCTGTTATCCGGTAGGTATGCCCAACAACGGTAGCAAAACTCTGCACTGCCGCCCCGTAAGTTAGCCCCGCAGAAGTAACTAGAAGCTCCCCTGCTACGCTAGAAATAGCAGCACCCGTTCCAGCACCCCACCCCGTAGCCCCCGCACTAAAGTCCCCATTCGTAACCAACTCCACCCCAATCGCCCCCTCCGCATCCAGCACCAACCCAACAGGCTGATCCACTGCGCCTTGCGTCGTGCCCGCGGAGTCTAGGTAGTTTGCAGCTTGGAGGCCGGAGAGGACTCCTACTCCGGGTATGTAGACGTGCGCGTTATTACCCCATTGCGCCAAGAGCTTCTGCACTTCCGTGTAGTCGAACGCAAGCGCGGTCGAGGCGGCATACGTTGGCCGCGCAGCGCTGCGCATGGCGCTACGCATAGCTGGCCTGATTGACGACTTGATGGGCATGTTACTGATCCGCTTGCACTACAGGCGAGCCTTGCGTAGTGACGAATTGGTATTGCGCACCAGCAATCGGGTTATCTACGATGGCGCTTGTGCCGAATGACAGGTAGCCAACTGCGGTCCACGCTGCGCCCGATGTGTTGCGGCGGTCGAGGCGGGCTTCACCAGCGGTGGCCTGGGCGATAAACGACCCGATGCCGGGGGTGAATGGTGTCAGAAGCGCTGTTGCGATGGTTGCCATGATTATTCCTTTGCGTTTTTGACGGCTTCGGGGTGCAAGTCGAGCATTCCGTGGGCCGCGCCGGTTTCGGCGTCAGCGATGGGCAGTGTCACCACTTCGCCCGCTTGCCCGAATCCGCAGTCGCGCAGCACGAGGGCTTCGACTTCGCTGATTTCTGGTGTCTTTTTTGTTGCCATGTTTTGCTCCAAGTGGTTGTAAAAAGGGCACTCCGTGGAATGCCCTTGAACAGCCGATTAGGTTGCGCTGTTGATGTAGACCTTGCAAGCCGCTGGGTCGAGCAAGTTGCCGCCAGAGCGTGTCCAGCCGCAGAAGCCGACTTGGTTGCTCAGTGCGAACGCGCTGTCATCGAAGCGGCGCAGGGTTGTAGTACCGGTCACGTCACGGATGACGTACTTGGAGAAGTCACCGAAGGCGATGGACTTGGCGTTTGCAGCCATGACAGCCATATCGTCATTGATGACAACGGGGTAGCCGCACAGGGTGTCAGGTCGGCCACCAACAATGCTCTCAGCATCACCTGGAGTCCAGATAGGACGGCCAGTGGTGTCTTTGAGCTTGGACACAACGGCAACCGAGAGGTCGTTCATCATGTACTTGGCGTTGGCGCGGTAGGCGCGGTTCACGCTGTGCTTCAAGTCGATCAAGTCATCGTAAATCACGGTCAGGGTTTGGCCGGTTGTGCCGGTCTTGCCTGTACCAGATTTAGGAATCACGCCGTCAGGCAAAGTCGTACCTGCACCAACGGTGAAGTGGGTGTTTTGGATACGTGCAATGCGGGTCGCCAAGCGGTCAACCACATACGCCACCACATCAATCGCGCTGTCTTGGATCAACTCCAAAGGCAAAGCGATTTTGTTGGAGGTGTAGTAGAACGGGTTGAGGCCGATGGTGCCGAACGTAATGTCAGCAGCATTGACAGCAGCGTTCTGGCCGACGATAGCGCCAACGTCCGCAGTGCCGTCCGAAGTGGGCCAGTTCATCGCAACACCTGTGGAGGTGGACAACACGCTGGCTACATCGCGCATACCGCCGAAAGCCTTGAGCTTGTCGATGACCATTGCGGCGATTTCCGATGGGACTGTGAAGCCGCCTTCGGTAGTTGTCGTGGTGGACATGGCATTGCGGATTTGCACTGCTTGCTCGGGGGACACGTTGTTGCCAAAGCGCAGGTACAGAGCCATTGCGACTTTTGCAGACATGCTTTCAGCGTCCACTTCAACCGTTTTACCGGATGCGTTGGCTGCGTTCTCAAAGAACTTGTCGGCGTCCATTTCGCGCATCTTTTCGATGTTGGCGATTTGGCGTTTAGCGGCTTCGATTTCGCTTGCGCAATTGTCGAATTTGGCTTGATCTTCGGCAGACCAAGACTGGCTGCCTTTTTCACCCAACAGGGCGTTGGCTTCGCGGGAAAAATTGGCGATTCTCTCGCGCAATGCTTGGATATTTTTCATACTGTTTTCCAATAAAAAAGGGGCCTAAGAAGGCCCCAATGGGTTAGCAGTGACCGACTGCCAGCGGTTCGTAGCGCGAGAGAGCGTTACAGAAGGGTGAGCCGCAAGCGGTTTGCGTTTGCGGTTGTCATAGAGGGTTCAGCAACCGGCTCGGGGGCTGGTTCCTGTTTTGGGGCTTTGGCGAACGCGGAGAGGTTCCATGCGTTTTTGGCTTTGCCTTTTTCGTTCTCAACTACAGAATCCGCGAACCCCATAGCAAGTGACTCGTCGGCTGTTAGCCAAGTCTCATTAGCCATGAGAGTCAGCATTTCGGCTTCCGGCTTTCCGGTCTTGCGGGAGTAGTCGGAGGCAATCGTCGCGTCTATCTTTTCCAACAGGCCAGCAGTCTCAACCATGTCTGAGGCATTCCCCCACACGATTGTTGATGCGCAGTGAACCATTAGCATCGACCCTTTTTGCATCACTACCTTGTCACACGCCACCGCAACGTAGGACGCAGCCGAAGCCGCAAGGCCGTCGATGTGGGCGGTGATCGTTGACGGGTGCGCTGATATGGCCGCAACCATTGCGCGGGCAGAAAAAACGTCACCGCCTGGTGAGTTGATGTGCAGCGATATGTCACCAGATTTGATGCCGTTGAGCGCCGAGACAAACGCAGTAGCGCTCACCCCGTAGTAATCGTCAATTACGTCGAATAGGTCGATTCGCGTCCCGCCATCGGCTTTTGCTGTCACCTCAAACGAGCGCGGAACGGCCTTGTTGTCGATGACAAGCTGTGTGAATTTTGAATTTCTCATAATGTCCAGACGTTAAAAAAGCCCCGCAGGGCTTGCTTTATTGCGCGGTTACTGCGCTTTTTGCCTTATTCGCTATCCGGGATTTGACTCGGTTAGCAATGTGTTCTTGCGTATGCACTCTAGGGGCGTAAGTCCCAGCCGCGATCTGCTCGGCTTTTTTCTTGGCCTGAGTGGCTATCTTGGCCAAGGTTCGCTTTTCGATATGCTCGGGTGACTGTTTTCTAAGCCGGGAGGCGTTTGCAATTTTTTCAATCGCTTCTGGCGTGTGCTTGTACCCTAGCCCGTGAGAGTGTCCCTTGTGGGCATTGCTCATTTTCAATCGAGTCTCTAGGCTGTGGGATGTTCCCGATCTACGTGTTCGCAGCAACTCAATTTGCTCTTTAGACAGTTTTCGTCCGGTATTAGAAAGTCTGATTCTCTCCTTGGACTCGTCAGACCGTACTGCGCCAAGGTGGCTACCCGCTGTTGGTAGTATGTTGTACCCCGTTACGCACGGGTTAAAAGAACCAAACCAAAACTGCTCTCGCTCAAGTAGTTTTGACTTGTCAAAAACGTACTCCAGAACCGAGAATTCAAAAACTTTCGCGCCATGTTTATTCCACGAATTTTGCAACTTCCGACTGTGGTGCGATTGGCTCTTTAATTCGACGCGGTGTTTAGTCCACCTGATCTTTATGTTTACCGCTGAACCGATGTACTTCTTTCCGTTCACCGTATTGGTGATGGCGTAAATTCCGCTCGGGCATACAATAGTTGTAGGCATGATGACCTCTGATTCAGGTTGTTTGCTTAGAGCCTGTATCGCATTCCACTGCTTTACGGGCTCGCCTATTTTACGCCTTCAAAGGACGAACAGCAAAAATGCTTCGTCGTTTTCTCTTGTCTTTTTGGCTTCTTTGCGCATGGGCAC